GTCCGTCGTCGGCGACACAAATCCCTGAAGGTCGCGCCGCATACCAGCAACTTCTTCGAAATGATTGTTGAACGCCTCTTCGATTGCCGCGACCTGTTCATCCGTGATCTTATACGCCGCGAACTGAGCCGGCACCGGATTGGGATTCAGTCCGAGGACCAGGAAGACGCGCTCTTCCAGGGATTCCGCAGACTGCCGGAGGTCTTCCTGAAAATCGTCAATGATCTTGGCCGTCCGCTTATCCCGCGGTTGCTCACTGGCTCCATGCCGTACCCGGGCGTCAAACGCTGTGGTCGACTCCTCCTCGGTATCGCCCTCCGCTTTGCCAGGACTGCCCGCTGGAGTCTCCGGCAGGAGCGGTTCGGGCGCCGGCGCCGTCAATCCAAGTCGCTCGCGTATTTGCGGCACGTCATCATCGCCGATGATCTGGACGTTCAGACCGTTAGCTTGGAAAAGCGCCGCCGCCCAGTCCTTCATCTCATCGCGCTCAGGACGTGTGATCTTGAGCCGGGGATAGAATCGTTTGTCGAAATTGTAGTCTACCAGCCGTCGGATCACTTGATCGTAAAAGGATTCCTCGATACGTTTACGGTGAATGTCTAGCCCCGCAGCCAGCACGTCCAGATGCACCTTGCCGAGTGAGTATGAACCTGTGCCGTCACCCTGGCCAGACGTGAGCGTTTGGCTCAAGATCGCCGTTGCTATCTCACTGTTGCACCAATCCAGACATCGCAAGAATGCCTCGTGACTGCCCGTAGCGACCTGGAGGAAGTCTAACGTCCACGTTTCGGGGATCACCATCGCGGTCTCTCGCTGAAACTTGTCCAGGATACTCAGCATCTCGTCCTGTAGCGCCTTGGAGGTTCCCATCTTGTACTTGCCGTAAGGCGTCGGCGTCGCCAGTCGAACCATGTAGATGCCGAAGAGTCGCCGTGTCGTATCTTTAAGGAACCAGGGCGAATATGCCGCCCGGAGGTCGGACTGGCCGAATGGATTGCCGTATGGCGAACGATTCGTGTAGAGCAGGAACTTCTCCGGCGGATACGGCTTTTCCAGGCTCTCGACAATGGCTGGCTGCCGGAGTGACTTGATGTTGCCGAACTCGTCACAATCCATTTGGAATGATTGTGGGTCCTTCGATTTCAGACCGGCAAGCGTGAAGTACCCTTTCCAGGGTTCCTGTTCTTCTGTACGCCAGAGCATTTCGATGATGCTCCAGCCCATCGGTATCGCGTCGAGGACATCGAGTAGTACGTCCGCAAAACTGCCGCGCGAAGAGTCGAGCGCATGTTTGACGAACTCGGCTTGTGCGGTCGCCTCGGACTCCGAGACATAATCGCCTTCCGCAGGGATCACATCCCAGCCCTTGCCAAGGATCATCGCGGAAATCTGTGATAGGCATGCCTGGACCTTGGCGTCCGCCTTCATCTTGGCGTATGTGGAATATCCCTTCACGCCGGTCAGATCATCCTGATACTCCACGAAGCCCATCATGAATGATCGTAGGGTACCAGAGATAGTCGCTCGCGCCTGCTCATCCATCGGCGGTTTCTCACGTGCAAAATTGACTGTGCCTATTCCAGGTATTCTCATGCAGGAAAGCCTTCCAAGATAGGGCGTCCACTCGTCCGTGCCATCTCGCCGCTCCCACTCCGCATTGACGCCCAATATCCCATCGCCGCACTGTCGTATATGTCGGGACTTCTCATACCGCGTTTCTTCATCTCTTCCTTGCTCTCGATCTTCTTCTTACCCGTTGAGCCGAATGAGGCACGGTATTTAATACTGCTCGCCTCGGCGTTCAGCGCGTCCACATGCTCGCGGTCGGCTTGACTCGTTGAGAGTTGCCCTGTCCGCGCGCCTTCCCGGAGTGTCCAGCCGATCTCGTCACGCAACTGGTAAAGCCCCTCTTCGGATGCCGACTCCGCGCAGTTCACGTCTATCGCGTCAACACTAAGCTCACGGAGCCTGTCCGCAACGCCCGCGCCGATGCCGATGGTGTCAACGTATATCTCGGCAGCGCCGAAGTCCGTCTTCGCCTGCCTGCACAGTCCTACGACTTCCATCGTGTCGTTGCCATGGAAGACACGGATGCCGAGCAGGTTCGGCCCTTGCCAAGCCGTAATGACCGTGCGGTCGTCACCATACCGCGCCACGTCAACCGCCAGGATGGTTCCGTATTCGCCTTTGAGCGGCTCGCGTTCCGCCGCTGCTTCAAGGTATGCCAGCGGAATCAGTGAATCAATCGCCGTGGCTGGGAAGGTTCCTAGCGCGTGAGCGCAGAACCACGGCGATGGTTTCCACCAGGTTCCCGATCCTATCGGCCACTCGAAGCAAGTGGCGTCTTCGTTCGCACCGACCCATTCACAGTAGTCCTCAACCTTATCGGATACCCAGTCTCGCGTGACCGCGCCGGGGATAACCTCTTGCCCGGTCAGTACGTTCGGATGACTCAAACAAGAGATTGTCAGTTTCGACCAGCGGCGTGACTTGCGCCCGCCGAAGCACTCTGCGAAGCCGGCCGTCGGATCAGTCGGGTTGCCGAATGCGATGATTGTCGAACTTTTCCCAGTCGCCAGCGTCTCTGCCGTATCCCACATCCACGGTGGCACGCCGCCGGCTTCGTCAATCAACACAAGGAGGTTCGGGCTGTGATAGCCCTGGAGGTTGACCTCCTTATTCGTGCTGATTCCGCACGCGAAATGTTGCTGAGCGTCATCAATCATCAAGCCGACATCGGTCAACTTGCCCGGCAAAGCGACCTTCGCGTTCGGTCGCTGTTTGTGAATCTCGCCCCAAAGTAGCCGTTCAACCTGCGGCCACGAGGTCGCGGTCGTGACTACTACGGACGGCCTGCGAGTATCGAGCCACCAGTTAACGATGGAAGCCGCGATGTTTGTCTTGCCAACGGCGTGGCCAGCCTTTACCGCAATTCGAGTATGACCCGCTCGAAGAAGGTCTAGGATAGCGACCTGTTCCGGCGTCGTGTGCTCGTACCCGAGAATGTCGCGCCGGTATCCGAGCGGGTCACTCTCGAACCGCTTCGCTATCGTCGTCGCCTGGTGCTTCGTCCACTCGTCCAGACCCGCCTCCGCTCGCGCCTTCACGGACTGCCATAACTTCGGGTCCTGCGAGCGCTGCCACTGCCTCGGCAAACCGAGCAACTGTTCGGCAAACGTCTGCTCTGGTATCATCGTTCAAAGTCACATTCACATTGGCGTCCGGCAAGCCTTCGACATAATCCCAGATCATCTTCCGGGCTTCCTTATTACCTTTCAGGGCGCGATCAACTTCACCCCGAACGAATACTTCGGCATTCTTCCGACCTTCTTTGTCGCCGGGAAACTTCTCCTTGAGTATTTTGACCAGTAGTTTCTTCAGCGAGATCGCGCCATTCGGCCTGCCGTTTGGGTTGCCGGACTGCCCTTTCTTCCAGATGTTCGCCTTCAGAACGTCGGGAAGGTGTTTTTCTCGGTGCTCTGCACCGTCCAGTTGTGGCGTCGGCTCGTCAGGCATTTGTGTCTTCGGCTTTGTCGGGGGAGACAACTGCCGGCACGTCAAACCTTGGCGGAGGTCGGCATGAAAAGTGTCTCCTACTATATGGGCTGCAAAAGTGTGCGGGTGTTTTGTTACACCCTGGGGTATGCCCGGGCGCTATTGGGGCGCTATGGCGTTGGATGGTTGGCGGATTGAGCGCGAACTGGCTCGGAAAGATTTACAAAAACGGTGCAAAGGGGTTACTGCCGGTCCGGGTTGAACAACTTGATCAGCGTCTGGCCGAAGCTCACGAATTGATGTGGGTCGCAGTGGTGAATGAGCCTCGGAGGTTGAACACGATCCGCAAATGGGAAATCGCCCTCATGCCACACGTAAACATCAATACAATCTCCATCTGGGACTGCTAGCGCGCATCCGCAATATCCGCCCATTTGAGGATACCAGATGGCGTACCCAATGATGCCGGGAGCCACCAGAATGGCGGCATTTGTATCGCACTGCTCTCCTGTAGGACAGTGAATATCATAGTCCATGCTCATTACCTCGTCTCCATCGCCTCCATAACATCCGTCAGCCCGAATA